TTCAACATGATTTTCTTGCAGCGTCAATAGGTTATTGACCGTCTTGAAATTTTGCTGTTGTGCGTTTTGCACCTCACGTAAAACTGTCCCATTACTTGTTCCAAATACCATTATTCTTCCACCTCTACTTCGGGGCTACCCTTAACCAAAACGCCCATTCTTTTCAAGTTTGCCTCTACCTCGCCCATTAATCTATCGTATTCAATAGGGGGTTCTTCTTTTTGTGAAGTAGGGCTTTTAATTGTCCATCCTAATGCTGCTAACGATTGAATATCTTGTGACCGTAAATGCTTCAATGGCCCTCTTTGTAGAATCTGTGGAACTTTTGGTCGAGGAATATATGCTGAAAATTCCAATCCATTTTCTTCTGCTAACATTTGCTGTTCAAGCATTTCCATTTGACGCCAAATACCAGCGTGTTTTGCACAATAATTACCCTTCATTGGGCGTCCTTTAGTAACTTCTGTAAGAGGAATTGTAGGCCGCATAGGGTCTGATGGTTCCCAATGATGTTGTGTGCCACAAACAATACAACGATGCCTTACATTGAATTTGTAGCCATAGCGAATAAAGAGGAATCGCTTTCTTTGCGGATAAAGAACTTTGCGAATTTCCTTAAATTGTTTCTTTGGTTTTTCAGATTTGTATTCATATGGCACTACTGCACCTGCTGCTCTTGCATTTTCTAATCTTGAACCGAATGGACTTGGAACTTGTGTCGTTCCAATCAATCCGGGGCTATATCCTACGCTCATTTTTTCACCTTCAGTAATCATTAATCATCGTCATTACTCCCCGATATACCATTTCAGGGTCGGATTGAGCAGATACGATGTATTTATGGCAGGGTATGCCTCTCTCGTTGAGTTTTTGCATACCGTATGCGAACGGTTCAAAGATTGGATGCTTTTGAATGTCGTCATATTCATATTTTTTCCCCCATAAATCAAACTTGTTGGCCCATATTGCTACGGCCTGTGGGTAGTCTTTATCCTTTTTCTTTTTGAGTCTTTTGCCATCTCTCCAATAATCGTCGCAAATTAAATCAACTAAATACTGCCATGCCAATTGATTTTGTAAATTTGCCCGATTCTCTAAATGCCTATCGTCAATGATGAAAATGATGTAGCGGGGTTTTCTTTTTTTCATATCTTTTTTCCAAAGATTCCAATACTGCGATTGCCCACCAACATCTGATGCTCTAATTGTATTAATTTGCCCATCAATCTTCACTACTTTTCGTGATGCACCGTGTAAACCAACTGTTCTATCTTTAATATCAGGCACTTCGCCTCTTGTTCTCAATTGACGATGTAGTGTTGTTTTACCAACTGCACCTGCACCATACACTCCAAAATTAATAGCGTGTAGTCGTTTGTAGAGAGCGCCCACTGTTTCTAAACAAACAATAGCGAAACCTGCGAGAACTGACACATGAAATCACCTAATGCCATAATCCTGAAATCCAATCCCAAGTAATACCAAATAAATTAATATCAAAAACACCGAGAATATTTCCAATCAGAAATCCGCCAATTGTGCAAGTAATACCCCATGACCAAGCCCTCACTTTCAAAAAGAAAACATCGGCAGAATGTGCCCTTGTCATATCATAAGCAAGGGCTGTTTCATTAACCCCAAATAGGGAATCAAACACCATTCTATCACTGCTCAATAGCCGCTAAGAATTCATTTGAAACGCTATCTGCTGCTTCATATGTTTGTGGATATTGCAATTGACCCGGATTATATTGTCGCATACTTTCACGTAGGCGTTGTCGTTGTTGTTGGTCACGTTGTTTACGCTCCCAATACAATTTCAATTTACGGTCTAAGAACCACAATTCCATTCTCTCATTCATAGCCAAGTCAAATATCGCCTTTTGACCCATAATACCGCCCACTGTAATCAAACCAAATAACACTGCATGACTTAGTGGCGACCACGGCAAATCTGCGCCATAATTAGCGTAGAAATACACGTTAGCGCCACTTACTGTGCCAACAAATAAAATTGTCATTACTAATCTTGTGTCTTTATCTATTACTGCCATTTTTTCACCTCAATGGAAATTTATTGTAATTCCACCTACTGCTGCTGCGCCGCCGGAACCATGCGGGTCTGTATCAACCGATACAAAAAGACCATTATGGCATTGTGCGCCATGAAAATCCATTTCAAATGAAGAAGACGCATTAACTATAAATTTGCCTAAAACTGTCCCACTTGCAGCCACGTTATCGTATAGAGTAAAAGCCAAAACACCTGCCCCATTTCCGGGTGAGTTTGTAGCATGAGCCTCAGTTTGATTAAACAAATGAACACTCATTAATTTACATCGGCCTGAATAGACCAATTGATTCCCTACGGCTGAAAATAGCGCCCCACTTGTTCTACAACTAACCATATTATCACGTTCCCTGTGAAGGGCCTAAAGGCTTGTTGCCTTTAACGCTTACTCAACAGATTCGACTTCAGGTTCTTCTTCTGAAGGTTCTGCTGCGGGCATTTCAGGTAAAATTGACTCTACGGTCTTCTTTGCTGCTTTCTTTGCGCGGCCCAATCCTGATTTCTTAGGAATTGCCAATTCATTTGCAAAGTCTTCACCAAGCCTTGATGTAAGTAGTCGCTTTTGACCATCTGAAATGTTATCCAAATTGTCATCTGAATTAAATTCAATTACCAAACCATCTACACCATAATATTGTAGTGCATTTTCAGTAGTCATTTCTTCAGATGAAGTGCCCGGCTTCAGGAGCAAATAACTGCCCCTGAAAACCGAGCCACCGTTGTTTGTGACTTTAGCCATTTAAATCGCCTCAAATGTGGCCCCAAGCGCGAACTCTAACATATCCTAAGTCACTATTACCGGATTCAGCGCCTGAAGATGCAGTTGTGCCTACTAAGCCAAAAGATGTGCTGCTCTCATAAGCACCTGTGGCACTTAGTTCTACAACAAATCGCTCTAAAGCGACTCCTGATGCGACTTCACAACCAGTAATTACTACTGCTGTTATAGTGCTAAGTCCTAATGATGCTGCGGTGATTATTTCTCCATCCTCAGTATATGAGGTTATTTCGATATTAGCATCTACGCGGTATTCATCACCAACGGCCTTTGGGCCTGCAAATCCTTTGTGGTCTGATAAGATTGTAACTGTTGCTGCCATTTTTTCATCTCCATTTTATCATCAAAGAACAGGGAAATCACTTGATGTTCGTGATTTTACCCTGTCCCTTGAAGAATGAACATCCAATTTCGCCCATTGTGCGGAATAGACCTTGGTTTCCAAGTTTACCAACACCGAATGGGTTGCCATGATTAATACCATCTTCAAAGTATTCGGTTGGTTTTAGCACTGAAAGCCATATATGGTCTGTATCAAGGAATAGCATATCGCTTAGTCCAGTTGATAGAGTATCGTGGCTTGTCTTTGGCATATCCTTGCTCGGAATTAGCGGAATATCGTAGTAAGACGCTACACGGAATCCGACTTCTGAACCCTTTACACCCTTTACACCGTTATGTGTTGGCATAATTTCCTTTGAATCCATAAATCGCTCTTGTGCCTGAAGCAAATCAGCCAATTGCTGAATTGTATCGTAGCCGGTCAAGATAACCTTTGGAGAACCGCCTTCAATTCGTAGTGACTGAATTAGACTGTTAATTAGGCTAAGTGTTAGGCTGCGTTGTTCTGCTGCCGCATAACCATCACCAAAGTCAACAGTTGCATCCATAAATCCAACACTTCCTGAAGTTGTGCTTGCAACTCGGTCTGTATTACCATAGATTCTACCCATATCAGTTGCAGCCGCACCATTGTCAGCAGCAGCAATATGGTCAGTAGTAAATTCGTGAACTTCAAGTGAAGAAGATACAATCTTCATTAGAGAAGTTAGGTTCTTTTCCATATCAGCATAAACTTGTGTTCCGTCAGGAGTTCCACCACCACTTCCACTATTGTATGTTCCACTATCCAAATCGTAGTTTTCAAGGGGCATTACTGCCATCTTTGACTGAACTTCAGCGTGTAGTTTACCCATATCTTCACGAATCATAGCACGAATATCACCGATACCATCGTCAATCTTCGCCATTTCTGCGGACAATTCGCTGTAATCAAACATATGTGCGATGATTTTTGGACTCATGAATAGAGTTTCATAGACAGGAGCAAGTGGCTGAATATCATTTCCTGTGCCAATACTTGCATTTTCCTGTGTTCCACCAATTTCATCAGCGTGTGGTGTTAGCATAGCGTTACCTGCTGCATATGCTTGTGTTCCCAAACCAAAGGCAGCATTTGCTCCACCCATTGGTCTTTGTGTCATTACTCTCCAACCGCTTTGTGTGTATGGTCGCTTTGGCAAAATACTCAAAGCATTGATTTCTTGATTAATCATTGACCAAACTTTTTGACCGTAAATCTTGTTGTAAACTGCACCCATATTTCCACCCATAGCGGCTGATGTTCCGTTTAGTCCCAAATTGACGTCATGACCAACAAGGCCATTAGCACCCGATAGTGTAGCAATACCTGCGCCTTTCAGCAATTGATTGCTAAATCCGCCACGAATGCCGTATGTTGCATTTTCCAAATCTTTAATTGTGTTAATATATCCCATTTATTTCACTTCCTGTTTTAGTTTCCACCTTCAAGGCGATTTACCATATTATTGATTTCGTCCCACGACATCTTGGCAATTTCGTCATTTGTTGGAATGTTTAGATTAGCAACAACTTCTTCCTGTTTTGCGATTACATTTGTTCGCTCATCAGTTAGGGTTGTTAGCAATTCACTGAATTGCTTCTTTAGTTCATGCACTTCGCTTTGTGCATCGTAGTTTGACTTGTTAATTGTTGATTGCTCTTTAACCATTTCTGATTCAAAGCGGCTTTGGAAAGACTTTCGCACATTGTCATATGCCAACTTCTCCAATTGTTCTGCTTTGAATTCTCGGTATGCCTTTTCGACGTTATCGCCTGAAAGGTCAAGAGTCGGTGCAGTTTGCCAAACGCTCTTAATTGTAAGAGGCTTAGACTGATTTCCACCTTCTGATACACTAATTTGTTCATGAGTAGAAGGGCCACCTGTGCCTTCATCACCGGCTTCGCCAACTTGCGTTGCGCCATCCAATGATTCTTCTTTCAACTCAGAATCCGAGTATTCCATTTCGTCGCCGGCATCTTCTGCCCATTCTTCTTCTCCACCAGCATCTTGAAGTTCCAATTCGTCTTCTTCGCCGGTATCTAAGTATTCACTTGTCATTTCTTCACCTTCTTTTTTTAGTTCATTTGCCTCTTTCAAGAGACTGTTTAATTCATTTAATGCGTTTTCTAATTCTCCCATTTTTGTTACGTCCTGTTTTAGAATATCAAATTTTGCTTCGGGGTTAATTCCTTTTTCACAGATTGTTACTTCATGCAATTCAAGTTTTGAAATTTCGTTGTATTCTCCTAATTCGCCACTTGTTTTTTTGCGCTTTTCTAATGCTTGTCCACCAATACTAAATGAGCGTAAATGTCCTTTTCGGATTTCACGACCCACTTCTTTCGCTTTTTCAATGTCTTCTCGTAGTTTAATCACTACAAAGAATCCAACGTCATCTACTCCCGTTTTCCATAAACGACCAGTAGAATCACGATAGTTTTTCAGCACCTCCCCGACTTGAACATTTGAATGGTTTGTCATTACATTTCTGTATTTGGTTTCCCGCATGAATTTTTGAACTGCTTCATCTAATGCTTTAAGTGTGATAAGGTCGTTTTGCTTATCTACAATTTCGATTGATGCATAGCCTCCAATAATGAGATTGTCTGATTTTAGAATCGTAAAATGTGAGTCGGATGCTGTGGGAATTAAAGAACCCGACCGTTTTGTAGCAATCATCACCAATTTCACCCACATTTTCATCTGTTATATAAACTCACTGTTCTTTTAAATTTTGAAAAGTGAGTTTTTTGTGCTTATCAGCATATATGTCCCAAATGCCATCATCAGACTCTTCTTCCACAGGCTTTTGTTTAACAGATGTAAAAGCAACCCAATAGTCTTCTTTTTCAATTGGAACGACCCTGAAATGTAATTTAGATTCAAATTTATTCCCTTCAAGGAAATATTCATGATAACCATGCCTTTGCACACCTAATGTAATATCACCTTCATCAATTAGTTTGGTCTTATCTGAATTTTCTTCAACTTGTGCAGGGAATTTCTTTGATTTACCAAATAAATTAAACACATCATCAACAGAATTAATTCGTATATTCCAAATCATTGTTTTATCTTCTAATAGAATTGATAGATTCAAATTTCCATCTTTACGCAAATATAATTTGAAATCCCCTGAACGCATTTCTTTAGGAGTTTCGTATTTTGTAATTAAATTACCATCTGTAAATTT